CCGCCGCCAAGCAGCTGCAGCGCGACGGCTATGACATCGCCACCTCGTCCGGTCCCGGCGGCGGGTACCTGCTGCGGGGGGTGCGCTCGTGAGCTACACCATCGAATCCGACCTGGTCGCCACCTGCTGCAAGATCGCCAAGGCGATGCGCGTCGAGCTCGAGCTGGTCGGCCAGCGCCGCGCCAAAGGCTCCGGCACGACGCGCGGCTTTCCCGACGGGGTGCTGCACGCCGGCGGACGGACGTACCTGGTCGAGTTCAAGCGTCCCAAGAGCGTCGGCACGCGCGCCGGACGTGTCTCGCTCGACCAGGTCGCCGCCGCCGAGCGACGCGCCGCCTGCGGGGTGGAGACCTACCTGGTCGACAGCGTCGACGACTTCACCGCGCTGGTCAACTGGGCGCGCACCGGCAGGCCGAGCGGACAGCTGCGCACCATCACCGGCGAAATCGCGCGTCTGAGCGCCGCAGAGGCCGCAGAGGCTCCCCGAGTCGCAGGACGCGCCAAGACGCCGCGAGACCGCCTTGCGCAACGCCAGAGAGGGTGATTGAGAGTGGCGAACTTCCCCAGCGGACGCCGACAGGCCGACGCCTGGACCGACCTCGACCTCGAGCTGCTGCTCTTCGGTGCCAAGCGCTGTCCGCTCTGCGACCGCAAGCTGCCGGCGTCGACCGACTTCTACGTCCGTGACGCAGCCAAGCGCGATGGACTCTCGCGGACATGCAAAGAGTGCCGCAACCGACGTGGTCGCGAGCGCTACGCCGAACGCGTCTGCCCAAGTGAGCTGCGTGCCTAAGCCGCGCCAACACCCGCCGCGCTCGGTCTTCTCTGCTCATGTCGAGGCAGCGCGGCCGACGCGGCGGATTCTGCGTGAGAGAGCGCTCTGCGTCGCCTGTGGCTGCGTGCTCGCATCTGACAACCGCGGTCCACTGTGCAGCCCGTGCCAGCGCCGCGACGAATACGATCCGCGCCTCGACGGCGCGTTCCCGCGGCTACTGGCCGAGTACATGGCGAGCCGCGTAGGCGGGCGCGCCGACCCGGTGCGTCACTTCAACATGCCGGCAGATGCTCGCGTCGCGGTCTGGAAGCACATCCAGAAGATGCGCCGCGACGGCTGGGTGATAGATGGCTGCCCGCCGCCGCGTGGGGGCTACATCGTCCACCGTGCGCCGCCGGGTACGAAGCGGCGCCGCTCCAGTGAGAGGATGTGAGCATGGCCGAGAAGAAGAAACGCGGTCCCGGCAGACCCACCAAGTACAACGCCGCGCTCGGCACGCGCATCTGCAAGCGCGTCGCCAACGGCGAGACCTTGCGCGAGATCGCAGAGACGCCCGGCATGCCGTGTGAATCGACCATCAGGCTGTGGGCCGTGAAGCTGCCTGGGTTCTCGGAGGAATACGCACGGGCTCGCGAACTACAGGCCGACGCGATGGCCGACGAAGCCATCGCCGTGGCGCGTCGCAAGGGCAACAACCCGATCGGCGACCGGCTCCTGGTCGATACGCTCAAGTGGGCCGCGTCCAAGCTCAAGCCGCGCAGCTACTCCGACCGCGTGCAGGTCGAGCACCAGGGCGAACAGAAGGTGCAGGTCGTTGTCACCTACCAGGACGATCCACCTCCGGCTGAATAGGCTTCACCCGGCCCAGCAGCAGGTATATGACGAGCGCCGCCGGTTCAACGTGCTCTGCGCCGGGCGGCGTCTCGGCAAATCGCGCTTCGGCATCCGCCTCTCCGCCGACACAGCGCTGACCGGCAAGCCTGTGGGGTGGTACTCGCCCACCTACAAGATGCTGGCCGAGCTGTGGCGCGAGACGCGCGCGACGCTCGCCCCGGTCACGACCCAGAAGAATGAACAGGAGAAACGCCTCGAGCTCATCACCGGCGGCGTGATCGAGTTCTGGTCGCTGGACGCGCCGGAGACGAGTCGCGGACGCCGCTACGCTCGCGTCATCGTCGATGAGGCCGCCATGGTCAGTGACCTCGCCGAAGTGTGGGACATGGTGATACGCCCGACGCTCATCGACTACGCAGGCGACGCGTGGTTCCTCTCGACGCCGAAGGGCCGTGACGACTTCGCCGCGATGTACGACCTCGGGCAGAGTGACGACCATCCCGACTGGGCGAGCTGGCGCTTCGCATCGACCGCCAACCCCTACCTGCCCGCCGACGAACTGGATGCGCTGCGCTCGACGATGACGAGCCGAGCCTATGAGCAGGAGATCGAGGCGCGCTTCATCGACGAGCTCACCGATGCACTCTGGAGCAACGCGCTCATCGACGGCCACCGCGTCGCGAGGCCGCCTGAGATGCGCCGCGTCGTGGTCGCTATCGACCCAGCCGTGAGCGCGAGCGCCGACTCTGACGAGACTGGCATCGTCGCGGCCGGCCTCGGCGTCGACGACCATGCCTATGTACTGGCCGACGCATCCGGCCGCTATTCGCCGCTCGGCTGGGCTAGCAAGGCGATCGCCCAGTACGATGTGCTCGGCGCCGACCGCGTCATCGGCGAGGTGAACAACGGCGGCGACCTCATCAGGAGCAACCTGCGGGCGGTGCGGGCCACCGTGCCGTACAAGGCGGTGCGCGCCAGCCGCGGCAAGGCGACGCGGGCCGAGCCGGTCGCGGCGATGTACGAACAGGGGCGCGTGCATCACGTCGGCGTCTTCCCAGAGCTGGAGCTGCAGATGACGACCTGGAGCCCGCAGGACGACAAGACCTCGCCCGACCGAGTCGACGCGCTCGTCTGGGCGCTCTCAGAACTGATGGTGAAGCGCACGCAGCGCGCCGCCGTCTCTGTGCAGGGATGAATGGTAACGACCCACGCCGGTGGGAGAGGGAGACTTACGCCGTGGCCGCACCCCAAACAGACCTCGCGCGTGCCTTCGCGGCGCTGAGCGCGAAGCGTTCGCGTATCGACAGACTGTTCGCCTACTACGACGGCGAGCAGCCGCTACGCTACTCGACCGCGCGCCTGCAACAGGCGTTCGCGCGCATCGACGCCAAGTTCAGCGAGAACTGGTGCGCGACCGTGGTCGATTCGCTGGTCGACCGGCTCGCGCTGACCGGCTTCGCGTTGCGCACCGATCAGGCCGCTCAAGACGTGCTCGACACGATCTGGCAGCAGGAGCACCTTGAGATCGAGACCGACGACGTGGCCGAGGACGTGGCCGTCTGCGGCGAGAGCTTCGTGATAGTCGGCCGCGATGAGGACGGACTGACCCGCGTCGTCCACAACGACCCGCGCGTCTGCACGGTCGCCTATGACAAGTCAAACCCGCGCGCGCCGGCCTTCGCTGCGAAGTGGTATGACGAGGGCGGGCAGCGTCACCTGACGCTCTACTACACCGACCGCCTCGAGCACTACGTGTCGCGCGGCGCGACCGAGCAGGTGCAGAGCGCGTCCGGGTTCACGCTCGAGGATGAGCAAGCCAACGACACCGGGCGCATCCCGGTGTTCCACGTCCGCAGCCGCGTGCGGCGCATCTACGGCGAGCTGCAGAACGCGACCGAGCCACAGGACGCGGTCAACAAGCTCATCGCCGACATGATGGTCGCGGCCGAGTTCGGGGCCTTCAAACAGCGCTACATCATCTCGCAGGCCGACGTATCCCAGCTGCGCAACGCGCCGAACGAGATCTGGTCGATCCCAGCCGGAGACGGCGACGGTTCGGAGTCGACGCAGGTCGGAGAGTTCAGTGCGACCGAGCTGGCCAACTTCACGCAGGCAGTCGATCACTGGGCCAACGCCATGGCGCGCATCACGCGCACTCCGGCGCATTACTTCTTCGCCCAGGGCGGCAACATCTCAGGCGACGCGCTCGTGGCGATGGAGACGCCGCTCGCGCGCAAGGCTGCGAAGTATCAGGAGCGTCTTGGTGCCTGCTGGCGCGACGTGGCCTCCTACGCGCTCGCGCTCAACGGGCGCGATGTACCGGCGCACGAGATCGAGTGCGTGTGGGAAGACGTGCGCACCGTGCAGCCCGCCGCCGAGGCTGATGTGGTCGGTAGGCTCGTCGCAGCCGGTGTCCCGCTCAAGACCGCGCTCAGGCGCGGCGGCTGGACGGAAGGCGACCTCTCCATGCTTGACGAGGACAAGGCTGCCGAGAGTGCATCGCAGGCGAGTCTTGCACAGGAGATGCTCAACCGGGCGCGGGCGCAGTTCGACGCCGGGCGGACGAATCCACTGGCAGGCTGAGATGCCGCTCAACTCGACCTCCTGCCCCGGCAAGCACTTCCCGCTGGCCGCGATGAAGGGGGTGTGAGATGACGTATTGGATAGGAAGTGATGGCTGATGGCCTGGTCCAAGGACGCTTACACCACGGACACCCCGAGCGCTGCCCTCTCAGACAAGCTCAAAGACCTATGCGGCAGATCGGGCGTCGAGAACTGGTCCTTCGTCGAGAACGTGCCCGCTGGCACCGGCGGCGGGCAGTCGGGGTCCAACAACTACTCCGTCGACGTGTTCAAGTGCGCCGGGACGGGCGACGACGCGAACAGCGCGGGCATCGACTTCTACGTTGCCATCCATCGGCAGGTCGCGTCTCCGCACACAGCTTTCGTGATGCGCGCCTTCGAGCTGTACTCTCCGACCACCGAGGAATCGAACAAGGGGATGTGCGCGGCGCCGACCGGGGGTGACAATGCGACGATAGTTATCCCCGACCCGACCACGTTCCGCTTCGACTACACATCTGGCAACCCGAACTGGCGCACCTTCGAGGCGCGACGGGGGAACGCCAATGCCTATGGCAGTTACTGGTCCGTTACGCTCGCCAACAACGGATTCACCGGCGGCTGGAAGTTGACCAACGACTACGTGCTCTTCCACGCTTATTCCGGCACCATTGCGATGGTTTGCTTCGCGGGACTCTTGGAGTCGTCTGTGAATGGCACGAGTGATCCGATGCCATTGGTGATGTTCGGCGGGAATGGAACCACTGACGGCGGAGGGATGTCCGGGGTGGTCGCGTACAATGCGAACGGCGCATTTTCGCGCCTGCCTGGCGTGACATCGCAGCGACTCACGGCTTCTGGATTGAGCGGGGTCGCCAACAACAATGTCTGGGGCTGCCATACGCAAGCCGTGACATCGCCGCTGCTATTCGGAAGGAACACCGCAAACTCAAACGACTTCTGGCTCGGCAACACTCTTCCTGCATCACGCATCACTGTCGTGCATAAGATGCTGCTATCCGCAAGCTCAGTCGTCACATGGCCGAGCCAAATCGGCTGGCTACGCGGCATATTGCCTGCAAGCCTGCTTGCGACCGGAGTATCAGCGTCGTCAGACATGTACAACACGACGACCATCGGAGCGAATGATGACTGGACTGTCGTAGGCCCTGCCTATTCTGCGGTCATTGATGGCTACTCAGCAATCATCACGAGGGCCGTCTGATGGCCGCCCTGAACAGCGACCGCGACCTGACATTGGCCGACGTGCAGACGACCACCGCGATCAAGGCGCTCGCCGTCGAGCCGCCGCAGCCGACCAAGCCTCCGCTGGTCTATGTCGCTCCCTCGAACTTCCTGCTGCAATCTCCCGTACGCGAGGCATTCCCTCTAGGTGATGGCGGTGGCGAAACGCCGCCCGGGCCGGGCGAGACAATCACCGTGGTAATGCCCATCGACATGATGGGAGGTGTATCGGGATGAGGCTCGTCAAGTCAGGGGCCAGTGGGCTCACGACCCAATGGTTGTTCAGGGACGCCAAGACGCATCTCCCCAAGGATGACGTGACGATCACCGACATCGACACCTACTACCAGAAGGAGGGCGCTGCCCAATCGGCCAAGACCGACCTCACTGCCCTAGACGCCGCAGACTCGGTGTTCAGCGCCGGCAAGGGCTACTACTTGGGCAACTGTCTCTATCGCATCGACTTCACCGCCGATGCCTTCGACGGCGCGGTCGGGTCCGAGGTCGTGCTCATCGTCGTCTGTGAGGGCTGCGACACGCTGTATCAGCGCATCCTCATCGCTCCGACTGTGAACACGGCCTACATCAGCGGCTCCGCGCCGGCGATCCCGAGCGCCGCAAGTATCGCTGATGCCGTCTGGGACGAGGACATCTCTGACCACGATGATGAAGGCTCGACAGGGGAGGCGCTGGCGGCCGCAAGCACGGGCGGCGACCCCTGGGCGACGGAGCTGCCCGGTTCTTATGGGGATGGTACGGCCGGCAAGATCATCGGCGGCAACCTCAATGCGAAGGTGGACAGTCGCTTGGCGGCTGCGTCCTACGCAGCGCCGCCGTCAGCATCCGACAACGCGGCCGCCGTCTGGGGCGCGGCGACCCGTGCCCTGACCGACAAGGCAGGATTCACCCTGCACTCCGATTACGACGCCGCCAAGACTGCCGCCCAGGCGGGCGATGCGATGAAGGTCTCGGTCGGCACCGGCGCGGGCCAGATCAACGCCTCCGGCGGCAAGGTGCCGGCGACGCTTGCGTCGGGCGACGTGACCGGCAACGTGCCGGCCGACGTGAAGGCGATAGCAGACAACGCCGTCTCTGCCGATGCCGTGGCTGCGGGCGCGGTGACCAAGATACAGAGCGGGCTCGCGCTCGACTCCACCGTCGCCAAAGACGCGACCGTGGCGAAGGCCGCGACCGTCGGCAGTCCGCTACAGGCCGGCGACTACACGACGCCGCCGACCAAGGAGGCCGTCGCCGGGCAGGTCCGCACCGAACTCGGCACCGAGCTTGGGCGCATCGACGCGGCTGTCTCGACTCGTCTCGCGGCGGCGTCTTACAGTGCCGCGCCGAGTGCCGCTGACGTGGCCGACGCGGTCTGGGATGAAGCGATCGCCGCGCATGATGACGAAGGCTCGACCGGCGAGGCTCTCGCATCCGCAGGAGTCGCGGGCGACCCGTGGGGGACGGAACTGCCC